AACTTATTAGTGGCTATTTCCAAATTGATATTAAATTAATATTGATCAAATACTTACTTTTGATGAATTCAATCCGAAAATCTAATGGTATTGAGTATGCCGTTTCATATATGAAACAGGCAAAACTCCATATTACTAGATATATTAGTGGAAAACCTTTAAAATATAATAATAAAGGTGTTTCACTAACCTCGGATTTCTTTCCAACAAGACTTCTTTTCTTGAAACATCTTATAGATTCTGAAAATATTTCAGATCTAAGAGCTGTTATGACTTTATTAACTCTTAATAGAGTTGTCAAGCCATCCAAGAAAGAACTTGAGAAAATCAAGCCTAAGTTTAATACAATAACTGATCCTTATAAAGGGAAAAGTTATACAATTCCAAAACAATTTGTTATGGAATTTGTTAATGCATTAAAACTTAGATCCAATCTTGGTTTTCTTGGAGCTGAGGAAAATTATATATCAGTTAAACAAGGACCAATGGGTCCAAGTTCAATGAATGCAAGATTCACAATCCTTCATTTAGGATATGATCTCATGCAACATATAATTAATCTTTGTGGAGGTAATGATCGCTGATTCAGTGATTATTACACAGATTGCTTTAATAACAGTAATCTGCTTCCACAAAAGAAACCCAACTCTATTGGAAAGTTGGCCATTGTGAAAGATCCGGAATTGAAAATGAGAGTAATTGCTATGGTTGATTACCATTCACAATTAGTCTTAAGACCAATTCATGAAAATATTCTTAATAAATTAAGAAGATTTTCAACGGATCGGACTTTTACTCAAAGTCCCTTTCATAATTGATCAGAACAATCAAAAGATCACAAGTTTCATTCACTTGATTTAAGTGCTGCAACTGATCGTTTTCCTGTAAAATTACAGGAGAAACTGATCCGTGAAATGTATGATAGTCCTCTAATTGCTAATAGTTGAAAACAATTATTAACAGCTAGGGATTATAACTACCATGGTAAAACCTACAGATATTCTGTCGGTCAACCTATGGGAGCATATAGTTCATGAGCTGCATTCACCCTAACTCATCACTTAGTAGTTGCCTGAGCGGCAAGACTAGAAGGTTTTAAAGCCTTCCAAGATTATATAATCTTGGGTGATGATATTGTTATTAAAAGTGATAATGTATCAAAAAGATATATTAAAATTATGAATAACTTAGGGGTTGACATCTCTGAAACCAAGACACATGTATCATTTGATACATATGAATTTGCAAAGAGATGAATACACAAGGAAGTTGAAATAAGTGGTATTCCTTTAAAAGGTATCTGGGAATCAATTAATAAACCCATTGAATTATTCAGTGAGTTATTTAATTATCATCTCAGAATACCTTGTAAAGGAACACTACTAACTTTTGTGGGAGATTGTTATGATAAAGTTAAAATAAATAATAAATTTCAAACAAGAAATTCAATTCATAATAAATTATCATTAACAAACTTTTCACTTAGGTACTCGCATGGATTATCAACCAAAACAGAGTTAAGAAATTTCTTAACAAAGGTTGGTGATCATCCATGTACATTGCCTAATGAAAGCCAAATCGATAATCTTTTTAAAGATTTGGTCTCACAAGGACTTGTGAAAATGTCATATCAGTCAAATTTAGATGCGATCCAAATGTTTAAGAAAATAGAGAATTTCTATTCCTCAAAATTTGAAGATCTTAATCTAATTAAGAATGAACCAATTCTATGAGGTATAAGAAATCATCTTATACATTCAATAGAAGATATCAATTGTGAAGAAAATTTATTCAACATAATTAATAACATTTCATTTCTAAAGGTAGATAATATTGTTAATGAGTTTAGAAATAAATCTAAACGGATTAGTGATATCAATACCTTAATGACTGAAGCACTTAAGGCTCTAAAGAGATATGAAGATCCAATGTATGGATCATCAACTCTTGAGTCAACAAGTAGTACTTTAGGTATAGCCGAATTACTAACATCAAGTTATGTAACAACGGTTAACCAAATTACTGACATTTTAAAAGGTCAATATATAATTCCACCAAAGGCACCAGTTAATCCTTGAGCTGCATATGCAGCCAAGTTTAGCTAGGACTTAGTGGTATATTGATTTGGATAACTCTTTCTTGAGTTAGCCACCGGATAATTATCAATTAATTATCGGGAAGAATTTCCC